GAATCGGCGTAATCATCAAGCAAAACAAGCGCTCTGTGAGAGCTAGGTTTTGCAGATGCTAGGTATTTTTCTATGACATTAATTATGGAATCAATATCTTTGATTTTAAAGAAAGAGTGAAAAATGGTGCATATGTAAATTAAAGTTGGGATAGTAAGTAAATATTTAAGCATAGTTATTTCCTTTCGATATTTTGTATGAACAGTATAACATGTGGAAAACAAGAATGTAACTACTGAGTATTTTTTGGAGTAGGAACAGGAAAGCAACTCGGAAATAAAGGCTGATGGACAACATACATAGGACAACCAACCTGCATACATAATAGCGAGGTGATGATTTTGATCGTAGAAACAGTAAAAGTAAAAAATGCAACAATCCGGGTACATGATGACTGTTATGCAGAACGAACAGAAGAAGAGGTGAAAAGCCTGATAGACGGATGCTGCAGGATCATCCAGGAGGCATTATTACGAAAAGAGAAAACCGCCTGAAGGCGGGGGAAGGTGGACAAACATATGAAAAACAAAAGATTAACCATACAGCGAATCGATAAGTTTATAAAGGAACTAAGCTTGACCGAAAGAGTAAATGGCTACTCGGAACAGCAGAAACAGCATGCGATTGCCTGTTTAAACAATTACTGCAGGGAGTTGGAGTATCAAGGAAGAAAATCAGTAAAAATCAAAGGAGCGACCAATGGACCAGAGAATCTTGAACATGACGGCAGGACAAGTCATTGAGTACAGCAGGCTTGTCAGCAGAAGAGAGGAACTGCGGCAGTTTCCGGAAGAGGAAGGAGCTGTTGCAGAGTTGAAGCTAATCGAAGAAAGGATCAAAGAACTTGGATTTGAATGAAGAGAAGGAGAGGAAACAGATATGGATCATTCGCTGGAAATCCGGAAAGATCCGGAGCGAGTATGGGACGTACCAGGAAGCGAAGCAGGTAGCAGAAGAGATCGGGGGAGAGTACATCATCGTATGAGTTTCCGAAAGAGAAGACAGCTTCGGTATGTAGAAGAATTACTGAGGATCCTGGAAGCCACATTGGGAATCTGTGCGGTCATGCTGATGGGAACCGGATCCTTATGGATAGGGATGATCATCATGACAGCAGGATTAGAACTCAGCTGCAGGTACATAGAAAAAAGCATAAAAAATTAGTGCATCTGCCGCAAACAGATGCACCGGATATTTTGCCAATACAAACAAAATAAAAACTCATTTATATTGTACACCTGTATTGGCAAAATGTCAAAGAAAATGAGAGCAAAAAGCTCCCGTTTTTCACTTGATAAGTATATTAAACTTAGGAGCAAAACAGGATGTATAAACAAAAGAGTTATGACCTGGGAGACATCAGAGAAGTGATGGAGTATCACAATGGGAGATATGGTGCTCCGGGAATGCCGAGAATGAAAAAGAAGAAAGCCACACCGGAGCAGATCCGAAAGGTGAATCAGTGGAATAAAGAACGGCAGTGCTGGAGAAAGATGAAGCTGAATTTCCAGGAGAATGACTACTGGGTGACATTGACTTATAAATTGGAGAACCGGCCACAGGATATGAAAGAAGCGGTCAAAGACATACGAAAGTGGATTCAGAAAGTACGTGCACAATACAAAAAACAGGAAGTGGAGTTGAAATGGATGCTGCATACCGAGATTGGAAGCCGGGGTGGGGTTCATCACCATCTGGTCATCAACCGGATTCCGGATGCAGATCTGATCATGCGCAAAGCATGGGAAAAGGGAGGCGTCCACATCGATCTGTTGTATGACGAGGGCGGATTGCGGAAACTGGCTGAGTATTTAAGTAAAACGCCGGACGGAGAAAACAAGCTGAAAGAGAGTCGGTACTCCTGCAGCAGGAATTTAAAGATTCCAGTGGCAGAAGTGAAGGTTTACAAAAGGAAAACATGGAAAGACGAACCGAAGCCGCAAAAAGGATACTATCTTGACAAAGAAACGTATCATGAGGGAATCAATCCGGTAACAGGATATAAATACCGAAGATACATCCTGATCCGTTTGAACAGGAGAATTTGATATGAAAGAGGTAAATATTTACATAAGGACAAGTCTGACAGGTCCATG